GCACTGCTGTGCAAATCATGCAGGCAACATCATCTCATCAGGTATATCTGGTGGCTGCATCTTACCTCCAGTTCTTAACTCTCTTACTCTATCCATCATATTTTCTAACTTATCTGCTCCAGCATCTGATGATCCGTTGCCTAAACCACTAACGACATCAGCAGGTACAACAAACTCGCCATCACTAAGTAAGACATCTTGCTCTCCTTCTAAAGATGCAGGTATCATATCATCCATGCCATCACCCATGCCTTTTACCATACCATCGCCCTCACCAGTGTTTTCGTCAAACTGACCAGACTGTACTTTATCAACTAGATCTCTTAACGCATCTTCACCAAATTTTGCTAAGAACTGACCTAATATTACCTCTGGGTTCTCAGATGTGCCTTTAATGGCCTCTACAGCCGCACTGATAAGCTCTTTGTCATTCATTTGACCTTCGCCTTCCATTTCATTGCCTAAAGCTACTAGGCCTCCTTCTTGAAAGTTTCTTTGAAAACCAAAATCAAATTCTGGATCTTTGCCCGGCTCATAATCATCAGGCATTTTCCTAATATCACCAGATATAGGCTTTCCTCTTGGTGCAACAAAATCATCTTCTTTCATCTTCATAGGTGGAGGTGCTGCAAATGACGCACCTAAACCTGCCCCTATAGGTCCTGCTCCAGAAAAATTAGCTAAAGAAAAATCTGGACTTGAAAATGTTGGAGCAGATGCCATAGATGTAAGATCCTTAGGTGCCATAGTATAATCAATACCTCCTGCTGGAACTGACATTGGGCCACCACCGGGTGCAATCTGTGATGTTGCCCCTTTTATTGAAGTGTCCATAGCGTTCATTTTTACAGCATCGCTACCTGCGCCACTCATTCCAGATCCTATTGCACTACCTATACCGCCCAAAGCCGCAGCTTCTAAAACGTCCCGTGTATCCCCACCTTGAAGCAATGATCCTATACCACTACCTATAGCACTGGCTAACATAGCATTCATGCCTATGGTGGGCGCTAAGGCAGATGCTGCATATCCTAATATTGCTGGTAACATATTACGCTCCTAATGCTTTCATTCTATTTATTAAACGCTCTGCTCTGTTAGGCACTTGTGTTCTCCATTTCGAGTCATACATCTGATTTGCACTCTCAGTAAAATCCATTATTGATATACTTGCTCTGAGTTTACTAAATTTACTTAGTCTTGTGTACCCCAAATTGTACATCATGTTGCATAAAATTAATTGTGCCTCTTCCGGTAAATCATCAAAATTGCCAAATAAATTTTTACAATCTGTTATAGTTCCTTGTATATCACTATCAAAACAACTATTTACACGCTCTTCACTAACAGGTGTTCCTACATCTTGTCCATACTCTGGGTCAGTATCACGGACCAGATGACCAATCCCAAAAGTAGGCAAATTAAGGTGATCCAAATAGATTTCATGTACGTTTCCTTCGTCTGCCTCTATTTCCTGTCGCAGCTTTTGTATGTTCATTTACTG